AGTAATAAAGTACAACATTATGCGGTCGGTGTTTGTAAGGTTGGAACTACATCACCACCTTCTACCGGTGCTAATGCTGCGAGAGCTCTCACTTCATTTGTTGTCATTGTGTTGAGGACCTTAGTCGCAACCAATGGACTCATAGCATTCAATGCATCTTGAGTTTTGGATGCATCACCTTCCACCTCAACGATTGTTTCATTGATGATTTGGAAGTTGTTGACCATGAAATCTGCGTTGACTTTTGCAATACGAAGTATCTCATTGAAGATATCGGATACCTGCTCTCTCAATGGCATGACCACGTTCTTCTCGAATATCACATATGCTTGTTTGATGTCACTTCCTGAGCCAAGTGAACCCGTTGTGCGTACTCCCATCAGTATTGGATCTATTGTATGAGCAAAACAAATCTGCTCGGTATTCAATCCGGATGCTTCTTGGAATAGTTTATCGTTTTGATTGGTTGGAATACTTTCAATCTTCGGCAATTGGTCTTGAGAATTGGCAAAAAATGCGACTGCCTTTCCTGCATTCGCTGCACCTTTCATCTTGTCCATTGTGGAACGAAGAACATTTTTCTCCTCTTCCGACTGTGGTCGCTTAGGGAACATCATCGCGAATGATGGGAACACACTGTTCTGAATGTTGGATTTTGCGAAGTAACTTAACTCGCCTGAGAGATATGCAAAATTAAGTGCCGAGGTATATTTTGGAAGCGGATACCAATCTTGACCTAAACACTCAACCTCATATACAAATAATTGGCAACGGTCTGAGCAAGTTGGATGATATCTTGGAATGTCACGCACATCGATTCTACTCGCCCAATCATCACAAATAAAATAGTTGTTAGGATTTTGTCCTCTTCTCACTTTGTCGGGAGATACGTTCTTCATGCGTGTGAGCTTCATCTTCTCATCGAAGTACAACTCAAAGTAAACACGATTGTGTACAATCAATTGCTCGGTTGTGATTCGAACTGTTTTTTTGAGGTGAGATTTCTTCTCAAATGTATATAAGTCAAGAAGCTCCTTAGGTGTTGAGGTTGTTGCTCTCAATTCAATACCTCCTCCAATTACTGCATTTGTTTTGTAATCCACAATGGAACCATGCAAAGGTGATGAGTATACCAATTGGTTGAGGACGGAAGGAAAAAGATTGCCCTCACCAAATGGAATCCATCCACTTGTTTGATGCCTCCCATTCACATATGGAAGAGATAAATTCCCTGAGCCAATTCTTCCGAATGGTGTACTGAAGGACTGATATCCTTCCACCACTTCAGGTGATTGTTGTTTTGTTCCAATAAATCGGTCGTACCAAGCCATGTTTAATCGTAGATTGAGTTTTGTATTGCACCACTTACAACCATTCTGCCCTCTTCAATGACGATTCCCGTCGTGTCCTGGATAGATGTTGGTGGAATTGTTGATTCATACACTGAATATGTGTATTGTCCTTTGACCAATGTCACGTCAACCGGCTCATCCAATAGGAACATATTAAATCTTTCCTTCCAAGTGGAGATGTCAGCGGTGGTGAATAGGATTGGAGCATCGGTGACATCCATTTCATTCTCAAAAACGAACAAATAATACGGATTCGAGAGAGTGCTTACCTCAGTTAGAGTCAGCACAATGGAATTCACCTCACCTTTATCAATGTAAATCATACTATTATATTAAGAAAACCTTCAAAAATGTTTATAAAAAAAGCCCACCCGAATGGATGAGCTCTCTCTCTTTCTAAGAATATTAAGCAATCAATGCTGCGATAATAGTTGAGTCAACCTCGTATGCAAGGAAATCATTCTCCGCGATCAATGTCACTGAGTATTTCGAACCATCTGCACGAGCAGTTCCCGAACCTTCACCAACTGCACTCAATTGTAAATATGGGAAGTACCAATATTTACCATTCGCATCTTGGATGATTGCGTTCAGGTATTGTTGACCTGCACCAAGCACTTTAATTGCTTGAGATTTCGCTTGGTCACGACGGTGGAACATCAAGCTGATTGTTGCAGTTACATATGAGCTACCATTGACAAGGTCAATCGCTGCATCTTCGGTGTAACTTCCGGTATTTCTTCGGATTTCAAATTCAGTGTATAAATCACCACCACCAACTAAAGTGATACTATCAATGGTCCATGTATTTGGAGCTGAGTCCAAAGTGAATCCATCGATGTTATCTTGTTGGTTGATATATACCTTGAAAATCCCACCACTGTTATTGTCGCACGACTTAACTATGGATTCTAAATTTTCACAAGCCATTTTTTGTTGTTTTAAATATTAAAAATAGAGGGGAGTATTTCATCCCCTCAAGAATATTAATTATGCTACTGAATTGTAGAATACAATCTCGTTACCATTCACATGAGTGAATCCAACTTTCATGTTTGCACGAGTACGGATAACCGGCTCAGCAACTGTATCAGCTAAGTTGATAGCTCTTAACGCTTTTCCATCTCCTTCAGCATCGAATGCATACAAAAGATTTCCACGTAACGTAGCAACAATTTTGGATGTTGTTCCCATTCCTGGACACATTACCATCTTGATACCTAAGTAAGAGAAGTCCAATGCTTGAGTCAAGTTGGCTTGAGTATTCGCAGCGGCAACCGCAGCACGATAAGCAGTAGCTACCGGTGTTGATACATAGATTCTCAATTCTCCTTGGTTAGCGATAACCGCAGCAGGAATAGCAGCGTAAACCAATGCCAATTTAGCAAGTACGTTAGATGCGTTGATAGCAACCGGTGAAGCGATGTCAATCACGTTAGCTGAATCAGCAACTAATGACTTCACATAACCATCACACAATGCCAATGCAGCAACTTCAGAATCCGTATCACCTAACCAACGTAATTTCTCGATGTTCTCAGCGATTGTTTTTGCCATTTCTCCCCAATAGAAATCCATGAAAGAAGCAACAGTGAAATCACCGTTAGAACCTTTAGTCATTTGCAATGAAACGAATGATTGCTCCAAAGAAAATTGACAAATTTCTGCCATCGCACTTAATCCACATACGTCGATTTCAACGGATGAAAGGTCATCAGTTGATGCATTCCATCCACAGTTCTCAGCTTGTAAAACTTGACCGAAAGTTACGGTTGAAATTTTAGTTTTGTACTTTACTCCTGGAAGTGTACGGTAGTTATCAACTACTTCCTCATTCAAATACGCACGAGAATAGAATGCCTCGCTGTTTGCTTGTAATAACGCCGATGCGTCAATGTCCAAGTCGAATTTTAATTTTCTGCTCATTTTGTTTTGTTTTTGTTTTGTTTATTAATTATTAGAATTTAAAAATTTGCTAACTGCACTAAACTTGTCATGTGCCGATAATTTTGTTTCAGTCATTTCAACTTCATCTTCAGTTTCAGTGACCATCATTTCTTCCATTTGGTTACGAAGGTCAGCGATCAATGCGATGATTGCTTTCTCTCTCTCCTCAAGAATCGGTGTAACGATTGCAAGGATAGCTTCAGCATCCAACGCGGGATCAATTGCCATTTCTTCCTCAACTGCATCTTCAACAATTGGAGCTTCTTCCTCAACAACTGTTTCTTCGAGTGCAACTTCTTCCATTGCAACCTCTTCCATTGCCTCTTCGACAACTGGTGCATCCTTAATCTCAATGATTTCGCCATCTACAACAACGTAGATTTTGCCATCGATTAAGTGCTCCCCATCAGGTAATTTGTTCATGTTATATTTATTTAATTGATTACTTAATTTTAAACCAAGGAATCCTTCAATTGAGAATCCCACCTGGTCATTGGCAACCAATTCAGCATAATACTCTTTATCAGTTATCTGAGCAGTTACCATCAATGTTCCTTTTGGAACTTCAATACCAAATGTTGAGAATGCCTTATCTTGTTTTGGATTATCAACCACCCATGTTTCAAGGATATATGCAGGAACTGTCTTGGATGTGTCATGCTCCAGGTTGAATAGGTCGCGATTGCGAAGGTCGCTCATGAATTTCTCATGAATCTTTGCGATTGTTTCCTCAGTAAACTGAACATAGTATTCTCCCTCCTGGTCATCCTTGCGATATATCTCCATCGGTATCATGGCAGGTGCGGTGATTCGATACTTTAAGTCATCAGCGAATATCATTCGTTGTGCTTGTTCGAAGGCCATTCCTTTCACCTTAATTGCCGGTTGAGATGTGAACGCAATCTGCTCAATACCCAAATCTTCTCCATCGGAGTATTCGGGATCAATCGTGATTTTGTAAATTGGCAAGTCTTTGGTCATGTATATATTAAGAAAATTGTATATTTGTTCATAAATCTATACACATGATAAAAATTTTTGAGAGGGAAATCCCCAACAAGATGGATGAATTGACCATTGAACAATTCGAAAAAGTAACCGAAATCACCAACAACAAGGAGCTTGATAACATCGATAGGTATATCAAGATTTTTGAATACTTCGGTGTTAAGGAATCCGAATGGGATGACAATGACGTTGAACTTTCCGACTTTATTGAGATAGTGAAGGAATTCAATTCTAATAACTATGAGAAAAAAGAGCCGATTGAATCAATTGAATTGGATGGATATACCTATGAGGCGAAGATGAAGCTCTCGGTGAAGGATACCAAGATGATTGAGAAGTTGATTGGTCGTAAATCGCACAATTGGATAAGTGATTTGTTGGCATTGATGTTCAAACGCACTGACCTCAGCCAAGCGGAACACTACACTGAAGCACATTTGAAACACAAAGCGAAGTTATTCAAACAATTGAAAGCGGAAATCGCAGTGCCTTACCTGGTATTCGTTACTGAAAAAATCTCAAGCCATGCAAAATCTGAAGCTACCGAAAGCGTGGAGCCAAATAACGATTGAGCAATTCATTGAGATAAGGTCATTAAACATTGAGGATGGAACATTGCAGTACAATACTGATGTGCTCTCCATCCTCTCCGACCTACCCATTGAGGACTTTGATGATATAGAACTTGACGAACTTCAGGATATCACCAAACAACTTGCATGGATGACATCGGAGCCATCCAAAAGATATCAGCATCAACTCGGTGAATTAAAGCTCAAGCCATTTGTTGACATCACTCTCGGTGAGTTTATCACTCTTGAGGCATTCGTCACTGATGACTACATCAAGAACCTCCGCAACATATGTGCGATTCTCTACCGAAAAACATCCACTGATGAATGGGGGAATGTAATCACCGAACCATACAAATTCAAGTCAACTGATCGTGTGCATCTCTTCGATGACTATCCCATCACCGCAGTATTCGGATTGATACCGGAGTACCTTCAGTTCAGACAATCGTTCTTGGATAGCCATGCTAATCTGATGACTGAATCCTATGAAGATAGTGAGGAGGTAATCGATGAAGAGGAACGCAAAGAGCAGGAGGAAGAAAAGAAATCTTCCAAGTGGGGGTGGGAGCAATTGATATGGACAATGTGCAATGGTGACCTCTCAAAGTTCGATGCGATAACCGACACCAAACTTGTGTTGATTTTTAACTTCCTTGCAATGAGAAAAGAGTTGGAAATTTAGTAATCCAATGCATCCCAAAACTCTCCGAATAGAGGATTGAAATCATAAATGACTTTTACTTTTTTACGAAGCAATCCACCAAGCTCCA